TACACTATATACTGTTGTTGCCAATTTAATCCTCCTAGGATCTAGTCTTAATTATTATAACATATAGGCATTATCTACACAAATGGAAAACCCCCAGTTTCCTGGGGGTTCTCATTAATAAATTAAATTTATTATGCTACTAGTACACGGTCAATAATCTTGCCGTATTCTGAGCCAGAGTAGTTAGCATCTGGTAGAAGACGGAAAGTCACTGGGAATGTGGTTGGAGTAGTACGTGCAAGAGAGAATTGTGACTGTTGTACAGACAAAACTCTACGTGCATAATATACACGCTCTGATTGTGTTGATGTAGCCGTTGGGGCTAGACCTACTGCAATTAGCTGGCGCTCTGTTGGAGCTGCACCAAGTGCACCTGCCTCTAGACCAAGTACGTCCTTCTTTGTTACTCCAGTTCCTGTTGTTGTTAGTGATGATGCACCCTGTCCAAATACAGCTGCGATATTCTCGAGTGTACCTTCTGACATTTCTGTTGCAATCATAACTTCCATCGCAGACTTGAACAGCTTAGCTGTATCGAGTAGCTGATCTACTGTTACTGAATCGTATGTTGGGTTGTATGTGATTTGAAGACCATTGTTAGTAAAACCAACGTTACGGTATCCAAACTTTCCAGCCTCCTGGTCGACAGCATTTAGTGTGTTTGTATATGAAACTCCAGATGCAAAAGCTGGAACACCAACTGTGCCTGAACCTGAAGCAACTGCTACACCTGCTTCTGCGTTTAGTACGTAATCTGAATCGTTAACGTCAATAGTTGACAAGAACAATGGAGATGCACCAACGAGAATGTTTTTAGCATTACCTACGGATTGTGCCATAGTTATTTTCCTCCTATTTATAAAAATATATATATATTATTGTAAATCATTAAATCTTGGCTGGCTAGGCCCTTCCCTCTATGTATAATAATAGAGTATAATGCGCCCAAAGGCAAATTAAGCGAATCTGCCAGTCGTGTCTAGGTATCTTGCGTATTTCACCTCAAGTATTACATCTGAGGAAAGGAATCCTGCCAATTCTTCGGATGGGGCTGTTGGAGAAATGTCTGCGACAAATATGCTGAAGAATTTAAATTTATGGGATATCCCAGAGTAGGCATTTGCATCTCTAGCTGAATCATCCATCCTTCTGAATAGGTCTGTCATCAAGTTTCTAATCTCATTAATCTCTGAAACATCTGTTGAGTATATGGTGAATAATATCTGCTCACAGCATATTGCCCAGTTGTCCTCATATGATATACCTATCTTGTCGTATACTATATGCTTCTTCCCGCTCAAAAATTGATTCATTTCTGGAGACTGCTGGACTGGAATAATTGGAACAATTTCTTGTCCAATATTGTCTGAATAATAATCTGTTGCAGTAAAGATATCATTTACCTTTAATTGGTCCCATAGATACTTTCTTAGATCTAGCATTATGTCTGCCTTATAGTCTACGGTCATACCGCACCTCCAAATGCCGCAGCAACTGCTGATTCCGCCTGCATGTTTAATGTATTAGCATTAAATGAATATTTAACTTTTCTAACATCTGCTGGTACCTTCATTGCTTTGGTTAATGCTGAATTAAATAGCTGCTGAAATCCAGATCCTTTTATTGCTAAATTTACTAAATTACCAGTAAAGAATTGTGCGTATGCTATTTGGAATCTTCCTGTTGCCTTGCCGCCTCCAGGCCTTGTAACGGTCACAGAGGCACCTTTAGGCATATATACTACTCCAGTGCTAGTTTCAAATACTAATCGCTCTGCTGACCTAGGACGAATTACTAGGGGCATTCCAGCTTCCATCACGGAAGCTTTATTCATAAATACATGTTTTCTATTTGAAAAATTATTAGGCACTGATGCTTTAGATGGTAAAAATTTAGAAGTAATTTTAAATGAAAGGCCGTTTGTTGATAAGATGCTTAAATCAAATAGTCTAGCGGACTTATTACCAGCCTTGTTCCACTCGTAAACATGGTGTAATGACTTAGGCTTCATTCTTGCCTGAGAGTCTACATATAGCCCAAAGTCTTGCTCTATCTGCTTAAATATAACAGACTGGAATTTCTTTTCAAATGCTTTATTTGTTGTTAGCTTAGATACTACTTGAGCATGATAATATACGGCAGCAGATATTTGTGCCACTGTGCTATCTTTTAAAATGGTACCTTTAGTTCCAGCCATGCCTTTTTGCAGGCCGCTGGCCGCTGTAACCAATAATGAGCTGTTATCCAATTGTTTGGTTTTCCGATCTCTTGACAGTAGAGTTATATCCAACCACTCCGCCGAATGGGTCTGTCATTGGTGTTATTCCCATTAGTTCATAAACAGTAGGTGTATTAGTAGGAAAATTTAATTCTTCCCAAATAACATTACCTTCTAGGTCCCTAATGTTTGTAATTTTTTCTCTTAAAGTTATTTTTTCTGATGTTCTAATTTGCAATACTTGATCATTAGTATATTTATTAGAAATTATCTGCTTGTCTCCAGCCCTGCTGGAAGAAGAGTTGCTAATAATACCTTTTGCGCTGCATGGTACAGTTCTATCAAATTGCCATTCTTTTTTTATTGCACCCGTGTCTGGATCTTGAAGGTCAAATTGCTTGTAGACATCCAAAAACATAGGCATGAGAGAGTCAACAAGATCATACATTAGATCACAACCATTTTGTTGATAACATATGGAAGGAGAAGCTGGTCTGCATATAGATTGCCTGTCCCAGCATATGTGCCAGAATTGTACTCAAATTTCCAGTCAAATGTTTGAATTGACTTCATGTATTTATTACGCCAAACTTTATCTTTTGAAAAATAATCTTTCATTAATTCAATACATGCAAGGTCAATTTCATCTGGAATTTCTTCCCATCCAAACTTTCCTTGAACACGATATGTTGAGCCTACTGCAAATGATCCGCCCCAAGTATCGTTAATAGTTGGCGGAACCATTCCATTTGCTGTATAAACAGTGTTGTCTAGCATATTGGCTCTATTTACTCTGATGCCAAATCCGCTCTCTGAAATTATTGTGTCGTAGTTCCAATTGTCTATATTATTAACATTATCTAAAAGTAATATGTCGTTTTGATATAACTCATGCAGCTCAGATAATTTATATGGGAGTGGCAATACGTCTGAGCCAGATCCATACACTGTTTGTACGTCATGATATAAATAAAACTGTTGCTGAGTATATGCTTCAATTAATTTTCTGGCATATCTTTCAGCATTGCATAATTCTGAATATGATTTGGAATTAGGGTCTGAATAATCTGACCCTAACCCAATTGCATCAATTGCTTGACTCATATCTGTATAAGGAGTCTGAACATAAACTTTGTGGTCCCTATGCGCTGGTTGACCATTTACTGTATATCCCCAAGATATCCTAAACTGTCTTTGTCTGTTGCTATAATCAAATGGCAAATAAACGGTGTATGTTCCAGCATCTACTTCAGATTTTACTGGGACTAGTTCTACTAGAGCTACACCTGGATTAATTGCTGGAGTTATTGATGGATCTTCTGTAATATCATATACTTTAACGACTGGAAGAGAATCAGCGTCTGTTAATTCCCCCCGCCAAAACACCTTGTGTGTTATTGGTGAATTTGAATCTACTAGAATTTCCATTTAATAAAGGTTAAGCGTAGTACTCCTGAACTTCCTTTGGAGTTGCTAAGCGGAAACCTTCCTCCTTGTCAAAAATTTCTTGAGCGTTATCTTCTGTCATTGCAACAAAAGGATGCTCTTTTGTAAAAGTAAAACCAAGAATATCATATCTGAAGTTCTCTCTAGTCATTCTAACTAGAACCGTATCTTCTGGCTGAGCATTAGGATTGAATCTTGGAAGGATCTCTTCTGAATCATCGCCAAATTCATCTGCCGCCTTTTCAATGTCTTTAATCGTCTTTTGGTAAACAGACCATGTTACTCCCTCTTCGGCAAGAGTGGCAATAATATCGGCCTTATTCTTTAGTCCATCAGTGTCAACTGCAAAGTCCTCTGCAACTTTTCTGAGTTCTGCTACTTTCAATGTCTCAAATGACATATATTCTCCTTTGTTAGGTTCTTCAATTATAGCATTGTTAAATTAAAATGAAAAGCCCCCAAAATTAATTGGGGGC